CTTAGTGGCGAAGAATTTCACAAAAAACAACGTAAAGCAGTCGATGAACTATATCAAGAAGTGAAAGCTGCTGATATTCATCCTTTCCTTTTTACTTGGATGAAAAAGCAAGATTATAGTGCAAAGGATATTAAAAGTATTAAGGCATCTGGACATATTCCAGTTCAAGCAAGTATTGTTGCTAAACTGTTGCTTGATGGTATGCCTGATCTGCATCCTGGTCATGTGGAATATTGGGCTAGTCTAGCAGGTACAAGCGGTGAAATGAAACCAAAAACTGAATATTTGCGCCGTGCTATTGGTGAAGCAATTGAGCGTGGTGCCCCATTAGTGGAAGAAAAAGAGCGCGAAGAGAAAGCAAAACTTGCTGCTGAAGGCAGAATCTATAAGCCTACTATTCAACAAATTATGCATGAGACTGCTATTAATATGAGTGAGGGTCTGGAAGATATTGTTGAAGAGTTTATTATAACTCAAGATCCTGCGGTTGTTAAAAAGTTTGATGCATTTCGTGTACTATCGGCTGCAGAAGCAAAAGCAAATCATGCTCGTATTATTAAAGGCTTCTACGAAGGCTGTTATGAAGAATTGTTGGAAGTTAACAACATGCCTACAGCAACCCAACGTAAGAAGCTCAGTGAACCAGAGCAGGACCTTCTAGATCAACTTGAAGAAGGGTATTCTCACTATAATACTGCACAAAAGAAAGCGGCATTAGAATTATACAAAAAGATTATTGATGCATGTGATATGATTATTACAAGTCAGAAAGCAACTAAAAAGCCACGAAAAGTAAAAGAGAAGAGTGCAGATCAAATTGTTTCTAAACTTAAACTAAAACAAGCAGATACTGATTATGGTATTGCTAGTGTAAGTGCCACTGGGTTGATTGGTGCAGTATGTGCGATAGTGTTTAACACTAAAAATCGTAAATTAGGTGTCTATGTATCTCAAGACTCTGATGGATTTACAGTAAAAGGTACTACACTACAACGTTATGATGAGGAACAGAGTTTGCAAAAAACTCTTCGCAAACCAAATGAGACTTTGCCCAAAGTTAAAAAGACTACAAAATCAAAAGCACTAAAAGAGTTTAGTTTCTTAAAAACAACAGAAACAAAACTCAACGGACGTTTCAACGAGGAGACAGTTCTTCTGGCAGTTTTTAAATAAATACTAATGCAGGAGAACAATTATGAGTGCTAAAAATGATCTAATAAAGGAAATGGAACTCCGTCTTGGCGGCGGAATGGTTGATGTTGAACTTGATCCAGAACATTATGAACTGGCAATTAAGAAAAGTTTACAAAAATACCGCCAACGTGCTGAAAATTCTGTTGAAGAAAGTTTTATTTTCTTAGAACTTGTTGAAGATCAAAATGAATATACATTACCAACCGAAGTTGTAGAAGTTAAAGACGTGTATAGACGTACAACTGGTGTTAGTAGTGGCACTGGTAATGACATTGAACCGTTTCAAACAGCGTATTTGAATACATATTTACTAGCAGCACATGGTTCTGGTGGACTAACTATGTTTGACTTTATGCATCAATATAGAGAAACAATGGGTCGTTTATTTGGTGCAGAAATGTTGTTCACTTGGCGCCCTCAAGATAGTAGAATTATTCTACATCGTAAAATTAAAAGAGATGATACAGCCGTATTACATTGTTATAATTATAGACCAGATGAGGGCATTCTAAATGACACATATGCAGGTCCTTGGATTAAGGATTATGCATTCGCTCATGCACGTTTAATGCTTGCTGAAGCACGTGGTAAGTTTACACAGATTGCTGGCCCACAAGGCGGTACAACAATGAACGCAGACCAACTTCGTACAGATGCACAAGCAGAAATTGATAAACTTGAACAAGAACTAACACTATACAATGACGGTAGTGCTGGTTTAGGATTTGTTATAGGCTAACTTTGCAAAAATTCAAACACCATTGTATAATTGATGAAATTACTTACGATCATTCTTCTCTGATTGATTTATTTAATCAGTTTCCTGACAAATGTCATCTACCCTGGAACAAATATAAAGCAGCAATAAAAGGCGAAAGACATAGTCATCAACCACGTGGTGATGGTGGATTGAATGGAATATTTGCTCCTTATTGGGAAGGCAAACAACTGTGGGATTATAAACCCATACAAGATTTATTAAATCGTTTTAATTTTGTGATTCCAATAGATGAACATGATATAACGTTTATGACATATACACCAGGGTTTACATTTGCTAATCACACTGACAGATATTTAGAATATAATATTATGTTTCCGCTTATTCCAGATGACGGCGGTGAACCCATCACTTTTTATAAAGGTGAGGATAAAGATAGAGATAATCCATTAGGTGTAGAATATACATACAAGTATAATACTACACACCCAACAGTGTTTAACGGTAAAACAATACACAGTGTAGACACAATACAAGAATACCGTGTGATGTTTAGAATTAAAGTAACAAGCGAAACATATGGTGATATGTTAGCAAGATATGAGGCAGGCGAGTTTATAAATGAATAAAAAAGTAGTGGGAATTTGTGGTCTTATTGGACACGGTAAAGACACAGCGGCAGGTTTTTTAATTGAACAAGGATATCAGCGCATTAGTTTTGCTGGTGTACTTAAAGATACATGTGCTGCATTATTTGGCTGGGACAGAATTCTACTAGAAGGTAACACAACTGAGAGTCGTGCCTTTAGAGAGCAAGTAGATACATGGTGGGCAAATCGTTTAGACATACCCGAGTTTACACCACGTTATGCCCTACAGCATATTGGCACAGACGTTTTTAGAAGAAATTTCCATCCTGACATTTGGGTAGCGGCATGTGAACGTCAGATTGAAATGACAGATAAGAACGTTGTTATCAGTGATTGTCGTTTTTATAATGAGCTCAATGTTATCAAAAGATTGGGTGGAAAAACAGCAGTGGTATGGAGAGAGCAAAAACCAGACTGGTGGGCAACGGCATCCAATGTTAACAAAAGTGGAACCAATAGTCAAACAAACAATACAATGCAAGTAATTTTTCCAGAAGTACATCCAAGTGAATGGAGTTGGGCTGGCTGGAATTTCGATTATCAGATAAATAATACCTCAACTTTAGAAAATTTAAAGTTAGAAATCCTAAAAAATCTTCATTAACTACATGGTTAACGCTATATTAGCACCCTTTTGGTGTACTTCGAATAAATAATGTTAGAACGAAAGTTTCTAAACTTTTTATAAAGGAGAACTCCAAAATGGCAAATCTTGTTTCACCTGGCGTACAGGTTTCAGTAACAGACGAGTCAGTATACGGCCCAGCGGGTGCTGGCACAGTCCCAATGTTGTTTATTGCAACAGGTGCGGACAAAACAGACCCAACAGGCACAGAGACTGACGGTATTGCAAAATATACCAAAACAGCCAATGCGGGTAAGCCAGTTCTAGTTACATCACAGCGTGAACTTACACAATACTTCGGTAATATTGATTTCCGTACAGTAAGTGGTACAGTACAACAGGGTGATGAAACTAACGACTATGGTCTACTTGCGGCATATTCATTCTTAGGTCAAAGTTCAGCGGCATATATTGTCCGTGCAAACGTTGATTTATACGGTTTACGTCCATCATCTTCAGAGCCAACAGGCAATCCTGCTAACTTAACATACTGGTTAGACCCAGCAGGCACATCTTATGGTATTCATGAATTTAATGCTAGTGGATCATGGACAGCAGTAACACCACTAGTAGATATTGTAAGTGCTGCAGGTTCTAATACAACCACAGTAGTTAATGATAGTTTCCTAGTTGAAATTATTAATGGTGCAAACGAAACACAAATTAAATATTATAAAGGTGTAAGCGGCGCCTGGGTAGCATTAGATAGTGCATACTCAACTAATGATGTTACATATTCTCCACACTACAGCGCACCTAGCGCACCATCTACTGGTGATATTTGGGTAAAAACAACAGTTCCTGGCGGCGGGTTAAGTGTTGATTTAAGTCTATACACTACGACAGCAGGTGGCTTTACTGCTAAAACTGCAATTTACGCTAATGACAGTGTTACAGATCCAACAGGTATTGCTGGAGACACTAATCAAGACGGTACAGCGGGTGCTGCCCGTACACTAGTTGATGGTGATATTTGGTTAGCAGTTAATACAACAAATGGTCTAGTACAGATTAAGCGTTGGGATGATACATCTGCACAAGAATGGGATGACATTGCAACTTCTTCTACAGTCGCTACAGGCGGTTATGTAATGGAAGCAAGCACAAGTCAGCCAACAGGTTCTGCAGCAGACGGCGCATATTGGTACGATCCAGACGTTAACGATCTAGATGTTTATGAAGTATCATTAGATGGTGGTATTCAAAAGTGGATGAAAGCATCTGATGTTCAGTATGCTACAAGTGCTCCACTTACAGATAGTTCAGGTGCTGCGTTAGCAGACGGTGATTACTGGGTAGATACAGATGCAGACGGTTATCCTGTAATTTACAGACATAACGGTACAGCATGGGTACTAAAAGACAATACAGATCAAAGCACAAGCAATGGTGTTGTATTTGGTGACATCACTGATCTAGCAAATACTGGTGGCGCATATGTAGCGGCCGCTGGTGTATTAGCAGATGGTCCAAATCCTTTGATTTATCCAGTTGGTACTACAGGCATTAATATGTGTCGCAGTGCTGGTACTGTTCGTCAATATGATGCAAGCCTAGCAACTTCATGGAAATGGAGAAATGCTGCTGGTAACCAAGCAAATGGTAGCGGTAGTTTCTTACGCAAGGCACAACGTAAAGTGGTAGCAACTGCAATGCAAGCAAGTGCAGCAGCTTCAGAATTACGTGAAGACAATATCCAATTCCGCTTAATTGCTGCTCCTGGTTATCCAGAAATGTTTGACGAAATGGTTACATTAAACAGCGATAGAAATGAAACAGCATTTGTTATTGTTGATACACCAATGCGTTTAACACCAACACAAGCAGTTAGTTGGATCCAAGGTACAGATGCAGACGAAAACGGTGAAGCAGGTTTAGTAGGAAAGAATACTTATTCTGCTGCATACTATCCAAGTGCATTGACAACAAACCCTGCAACTGGTGATAGTGTTGTTGCTCCTGCATCGCATATTGTACTTTATACATATGCATACAACGACAACGTGAGCTTCCAGTGGTTTGCTCCAGCAGGTCTAACACGAGGTCAAGTTCAAAATGCAACTAATGTTGGTTACTTGAATAGTGAAGACGAGTTTGTTCCAGTGTCCCTAACACAAGGACATAGAGATACAATGTATGAAAACAAACTTAACCCAATCGCAAGATTCCCTGCAGAAGGTATTGTAGTGTTCGGTCAGAAATCATTACACACTGCTGCAAGTGCTTTAGATCGTGTTAACGTAGCACGTCTAACTGCATACTTGAGAGAGCGTTTTGCGGTTATTGGTCGTCCATATTTGTTCGAACCAAACGATTTAAATACACGCAGAAATGCTAAGGCTACATTCGATGGCTTTATGGGTAGTATCCTAGCACAACGTGGTGTGTACGATTTTGCTGTAGTTTGTGATGAAACAAACAATACACCAGCAAGAATTGATCGTAACGAACTATATATTGACGTTGCTATTGAGCCTACAAAGTCTGCTGAATTTATCTACATTCCAATTCGTATTGTTAACACTGGCGAATTATAAGATAAGTTAGCATATAATTAATTAAATG